ACCTTGTCCGAGTCCGCTCTGAAGGAGTATCAGGAGAAGGTCGTCGAAGCGATCGGCGATAAAAAGGAGCGCAGCATCCGCGACTCTGTCGCCAAGGACCGTATTGCAAATAAACCTGTCGAAAACAGCGAGGTCGTTATCACTGATCGTGGAAATACGCTTTGCTACGATGTACTGTCCGGAAGATATTTCAAAACCGACATTGATAAGATCCGAAAAGCAGCTAATGAACTGAACCGGCAGATGCGGGACGAAATGTATATTTCGCTCAATGAATTCTACTACGCGATCGGGCTGGATGGCATCAAGGTCGGCGAAGACCTCGGATGGAACATCGACACCGGTTACATCGAGTTGGATTTCAGTTCTCAGTTGGCGAAAGACGATACCCCCTGCCTCGTGATCGACAATCAGGTAGCCCCTCGATACGATTTCATGAAGTAACGACTTCGCAAAAATTACAGGTTCTTTTATGGAAGAACCCACATATTTTCTGAATTATTTGAAAGGAGATTCACTATGGATACCAATGAAATCATGAACAACGAGGTCATCGAGACCACGGAGGAGATCGTGAAGACGAGTTCTGGAAAGGCACTGAAGGTTGCCGGCGGAATCGGTCTGGCAGTGATTGCAGGCGTTGTCGCCTACAAGTACATTGTCAAGCCGATGGTCGATAAGCGTAAGGTCGAAAAGGAAGAGACTGCGATCTATGAGGCCGATGCGGTCGTTGTTGAGGACAAGGATTCCGAGGGCACCGACAAGTAAAGAAAAAACTGGATCACCGAGGGAAAGCATCCGTAACAGGGTGTTTTCCCTTTTCTTTTTACGAAAGAGAGGCGGCGTATGCAGCAGTATTTATATGACGGACCGGTCATGGAATTTGATCGGTGTATCGCGCATCGTTGGGTGGCGTCGACATACGCCCCCTCCGAAAAGAAGGCGAGAAGCAATCTCACCTATCGTTATAAGAAACAGAGCAACCGTGTTGCGGGCACCAGAATTTCGCTTCCCGGAAAGCTCGTCGAAGTCCAGTTAGGAGGAAGCTAATGGAGGAATATAAGCCCAATTCCCACAAGTCCAAAGAGACGCAGGAGGCCATTGCCGAGAAAAAAGTCGAAAAAGTTGTGACCGGTGCGGTCAAGGTCAAGAAAAAGAACGGCTTTGAAAAGCTGGCGGGAACTTTTGTTCCGGACGATGTAGACAACGTGAAGTCTTATATCATGCAGGACATCATTGTCCCCGCGATCAAAGACGTCATTCTTGACGCCGTACGAGCCTTTCTCGGCGTAAACGGACGGAGCGGCGACAACCGTCGTCCGGCCGCCTCGCGAATTTCTTATAAGGACTACTACGGTCGAAAAGACGACCGGCCTACCGCAAATACCCCGCGCAATCGTTCCGGCTATGATTATGAGAATTATGTAATCACCAATCGCGGCGAAGCGGAAGATGTTCTGTCCAGAATGGACGAGATGATCTCCGTGTACGGAATGGTCAGCGTAGCTGATCTCTATGATCTGATTGGCGTTACCGGAAATTACACCGATAACAAGTACGGATGGACGGATATTCGCAGCGCGTCTGTTGTCCGAGTTCGTGACGGATACATTGTCAAGATGCCCAAGGCCATGCCCTTGGATTGATATTTTAGAAAAGGAGCTTTTACTGTAATGAATAAGAACGAAATCATGAGCCGCGCCGGCAAAATCGTCGGTAAGGCCAGCTTTCAGCTTAAGAAGCACAGCCCTGAGATCCTCGTAGTCGCCGGCGTTGCCGGAACGGTTGTGAGTGCGATCATCGCGTGTAAAGCGACACTCAAGGTGAACGAGATCGTCGAGGATGTCAAGCACGACATTGACGATGTACATGACGCCGTTGAAAAGGGTATTACCAAGGCCGGAGAGAACTACTCCGTAGAGGATTCCAAGAAAGATCTCGCCGTGATCTATGCAAAAACCGGTGTAAGCTTCGCGAAGCTTTACGCCCCCGCAGTTATTCTCGGCACGCTTTCCATCACCAGCATTCTCGCCTCTAACAATATTCTGCGGAAGCGCAACGTGGCTCTGAGCGCAGCGTATGCAGCCGTCGATAAGGGCTTCAAGGACTATCGTGAGCGCGTTGTCGAGCGCTTCGGCGAGCAGGTCGATAAGGAATTGAAGTACAACATCAAGGCTAAGAAGTTTGACGAGGTAACGACCGACCCGGAAACCGGCAAGGAAAAGAAGGTCAAGACTATGGCCAATGTTGTCAATCCTGCCGATCTGAGCGATTATGCCCATTTCTTCAGCACCAGCCGTTATCTGGCGAGCGACCACGACTACAATATGATGTTCCTGCGTGCAGAGCAGAATTATGCCAATGACAAACTGACTTCCCGCGGGTATTTGTTCCTGAATGAAGTCTGTGAACGTCTGGGCCTGCCTATTACCAAAGCCGGTCAGGTTGTTGGCTGGGTGAAGAACAGTGAGAAGTCCGACGGCTTCGTTGATTTCAATATTCGTGAGATCGGCCGTGATGTCGATGGCCGCTATGAGTCGGACATCCTTCTGGACTTCAATGTCGATGGGCCGATTCTCGACTTGATTTGATGCACAAAACAATCTGACCACCCTTGGGCTTTCAACGGTTCGAGGGTGGATTTATATTTTCCGAGGTGATGTTGAAATGCCTGAGCATGTAAAAATCGGCTTAATTGCCAACCTGTGTATGTTATTCGTTTTTGCCGGATGCATGGTTTATACCACCGCTTCCAAAGAGGAATCCCCGCCCGAACGGGTTTATACCGAGTGTGAAGTCGTAGCGGAAGAACCGGACACTACTGATATTTCAGTGCAGACCATGGCTTTAGTCATTGATGAACCGACATATCCGATTTCGCAGGAGGAAATCGATCTTATTGCACTTGTCACTATGGCAGAAGCCGAGGGTGAATGCGAAGAGGGCAAACGGCTTGTGATAGATACCATTTTGAACCGTGTGGATCACGAGCGCTTCCCTGATACGGTCGCCGAAGTAATCTATCAGAAAAACCAGTTTTCTTCTATGTGGAACGGGCGTGTTGACCGATGCTATGTAATGGACAATATTGTGCAGCTTGTAAAAGAGGAGCTGCTTAATCGGACCAATTACAAGGTCATGTTCTTTACTGCCGGGCGGTATAGCAACTACGGCACTCCCATGTTTCAGGTAGAACACCACTATTTTTCAAGCTATGACTGAGAAAGGAGTCTTTATCATGCGTAAGATCTTGCCGTTTGTTTCCTATGTGTTCGCTGCGATGTCCGGCATCTGTCTTGTCGGCGGAATGGCTCTGCTTTCGACCGGAAAGGGGTGCTGAAATGGACGAGCTGGAGCGTTTTATCGCAGGACTTGATTACGTCCTCGATACGAAGCGCAAGCGTCATATTATGGGCGGGATTCTGCTGAGTGCATCAATGCTCTTTGGCGGTCTCGCCCTTACCGTTATGACCATCAAAGTCGATGAGGAGGAATCCGATGAATAACAAATTGGTCTTCGGCCTCGGCCTTATCATAGGCGGAGCGGCCGGAGTTGCCGTTTCATGGCAGTATTTCAAAACGAAATATCAGGAGATTTCGGACGAAGAAATCGCGTCGGTCAAAAAGACTTTTGCCAGGCGTGAACCGGTCGAGATCGACCCCGATATGCAGAACAAGGCAGAGCAGGCGCGGGAAAAACCCGATATCGCCACTTATGCGAATATTCTGAAGGAAAACGGCTATCGCGATTACAGCAATGCGGAGTCGCAGAAAAAGCCCGAAGAACAACCGGTAGAGATCGAAGAGGATAAGCCCTATGTAATCTCGCCAGACTCCTTCGGAGAAATGGATGACTACAATCGCATCAGTCTGACTTATTATGCCGATGGCGTGTTGGCCGATGAAGATGACGAGGTCGTTGACGACGTGGATGCGACTGTCGGAAGCGATGCTCTGAACCATTTTGGAGAGTACGAGGATGATTCCGTCTTTGTCCGCAATGACAGTCGGAAGTGCGACTATGAGATTCTTCTTGACACACGGAATTATGCCGATGTAGTCAAGAAGAAGCCTCGTGTAATGGAGGACTAATGTGACGAAAAACGAGCTTGTCAATGCATATTTTGAATGGATGTGCCAGCTCGTCTATGACCGCGGATACTGCAAGCGTTTATCCTATCGGAAGCTATTGGCGCGGCTTCATGACACTGCATTCGCTTATTCAGTGCCCATGGACGGCAATCGGATGGAAGATGGGATAGACCTGCGGTATCGGTTCGGTCGTGAAAACGGTTATAGAGATGCCATGATCGCGGCGTATCTTGACGATAGCCCTTGCAGTGTTCTTGAAATGATGACCGCTTTGGCGGTGCGTTGTGAAGAACACATTATGACTGACCCGGATGTTGGAAATCGAACCGGTCAATGGTTTTGGCAAATGATTACCAACTTGGGCCTCGGCGATATGACAGACTCGAAATTTGACCGAAAGTATGTGGACTTTGTTATCCAACGCTTTCTGGATCGAACATATGAGCCTGATGGCAAGGGCGGGCTGTTTACCATTGAGCATTGCCCGTATGACTTGAGAACCGTCGAAATCTGGTATCAACTGTGCTGGTACCTGGACAAATTGATTTGAAAGGAGCTGCTTAAAAATGGCCGAAACGAAGATTTATATTTTTGCCGATACCGCAAAGTGTACTAAGGCAATCAAAAGCGTTGCTGGACGGCTGAAAAAGACGAATCGCAATCTCACGCTTACGATTTTTGCAATGACTTGCTATATCGTGTTGTCTGAGATGGACCGCTGGGAACAGGAAAAAAAGCTGAAAGAACTCAGCGAGAAAATTGAGGATATGAAGCGCCCGAAGGGAGAGTAAACAATGCGATGATCGACTTTTTGATGATTTCAACGCGTAGTACAAAGCGCGGCGTAATCGAAATCTATCCCAAGTTCATTATCAAAAAAAGCTCCGATCTGATGATTCGAGGTGGTGACTTTTACGCTATCTGGATTGAGGAACGTGGTTTATGGTCCACCGATGAGCAGGACGCCTTGCAGCTCATAGACCGCGAATTGGATAGATATGCGGAAGAGAACCGCCAGCGCTTCGACGCAACCGTAAAGATCCTGCACATGTGGGATGCGGAATCCGGCATGATCGACTCGTGGCACAAATACTGCCAAAAGCAGATGCGTGACTCATTTCACATGCTGGATGAAAAATTGATATTTTCCAATACCGAGACCAACAAGAAGGACTATGCCAGCAAGCGGCTGAGCTACCCTCTTGAACCGGGTGCTCTGACAGCTTACGAGAAGCTGATGTCAACGCTTTATATTCCAGAGGAACGGAATAAAATCGAGTGGGCCATCGGCTCTATCGTTTCCGGAGACTCCAAAAAGCTCCAGAAGTTCATGGTGCTGTATGGCGCGGCGGGTACGGGTAAGTCCACGATCCTGAACATCATTCAGCAGCTTTTCGAGGGATATTACTCCGTATTCGACGCAAAGGCGCTCGGCTCATCCAGCAATTCCTTTGCGTTGGAGGCATTCAAGAGCAATCCGCTTGTGGCAATTCAGCACGACGGCGATCTCTCAAAAATCGAGGACAATACGCGCCTGAACAGCCTTGTTTCTCATGAGCTGATGACCGTCAACGAGAAGTTCAAATCGACCTACTCCAACCGTTTCAAGTGCTTCCTCTTCATGGGCACCAACAAACCGGTAAAGATCACCGATGCCAAGTCAGGCCTGATCCGACGGCTGATTGATGTATCGCCCTCTGGAGAAAAGCTGAGCCCCAAGGAGTACAAAGCCACGGTAAAGCAGGTCGGTTTTGAACTCGGAGCCATCGCCTATCACTGTCAGGAGGTTTATTTGAACAACCCCGGACAGTACGACGATTATATTCCGATCACCATGCTGGGAGCATCGAACGACTTTTATAACTTTGTTGTCGACTCCTATCACATCTTCAAAAAAGAGGATGGGACGACACTCAAAGCAGCATGGGCCATGTATAACACCTATTGCGAAGAGGCCAAGGTGGGGTATCCATTTTCTCAGCGCGTATTCAAGGAGGAGCTTAAAAACTACTTCCACGAGTATAAAGAACGGTTCAACCTTTCGGACGGTTCCCGTGTGAGAAGCTATTACAGCGGATTTCGGACGGAGAAATTCGAGGATCAGACCGTTGGAGAGAAAACAGAGGCAAAGCCCCACCTGCTTCGACTCGAAAGCACGAAATCCATACTCGATGCCATGTGTGCAGATTATCCGGCACAATACGCAACCGACAATGGAACCCCCTTCAGGAAGTGGTCGACGGTCAAGACAAAGCTGCATGATCTGGATACCTCCAAGCTCCATTATGTCAAGCTTCCTGAAAATCATATCGTAATCGACTTTGATATTCCGGATGAAAACGGCAACAAGTCCTTTGAACGGAATGTCGAGGAGGCAAGCAAGTGGCCGCTGACCTATGCGGAACTCAGCAAAAGCGGCTGCGGCGTTCACCTGCATTATATTTACAGCGGAGATCCATCAAAGCTGAGCAAGGTATATGACGACCATGTTGAGGTCAAAGTGTTCACCGGCAACAGCTCCCTCCGCCGCAAGTTGACGAAGTGCAACGACTTGCCTGTCGCTACGATCAGCTCCGGTTTACCGTTGAAAGGAGAAGATAAGATGGTAAATTTTGACGGGGTAAAAAACGAGAAAGGGCTTAGAACGATCATCAAGCGCAATCTCAATAAGGAATACCATCCCGCAACAAAACCCAGCGTTGATTTCATTTATAAGGCGCTGGAAGACGCTCACGCAAGCGGTATAAGCTATGATGTGACGGACATGCGTCCTGATATTTTGGCTTTTGCTGCACAGAGCACGAACAAATCCGATTATTGCATCAAGTTGGTAAACAAAATGCAGTTCAAATCGGAAAGTCCTTCTGAAACCGCAAGAAATGATGAGGCACAGCTCGTCTTTTACGATGTTGAGGTTTTCCCTAATCTATTCCTTGTAAACTGGAAGATCGAAGGCGAAGGAAAACCGGTTGTTCGGATGATCAACCCGACACCGACCGAGATCGAAGAATTGATGCGGTTCCGTTTGGTGGGGTTCAACTGCCGACGGTATGACAACCACATTCTCTATGCTCGGTTGATCGGCTACACCAACGAACAGCTCTATAACCTATCTCAGCGCATCATCAACGGCAGCGCAAATTGTTTCTTTGGGGAAGCGTACAATGTTAGCTACACAGATGTTTACGATTTCTCCAGTAAGAAGCAGAGCCTGAAGAAGTTTGAGATCGAGTTGGGCATCCACCATCAGGAGCTGGGGCTTCCGTGGGATCAGCCGGTGCCGAAGAGCCTGTGGGACAAGGTGGCAGAGTATTGTGACAACGATGTGATCGCGACCGAGACCCTGTTCTACTCGAAAAAGCGTCAGGCAGACTTTGTGGCGCGAGAGATTCTGGCAGACCTTGCCGGCATGACGGTGAACGACACGACAAACTCGCTGACAACACGCATTATTTTCGGCAAGGAAAAGCACCCCCGGCTGGTCTACACAGACCTTGCTACGGGAAAATCCGATGCGATCGTGGAAGTCGAGCCTGATATTTTGACGGACTGCAACATCATCAATGCCTTTCCCGGTTACGAGTGGGCCAAGGGCGAGGACGGCAAGTACCACAACATGTTCCGGGGTACAGACCTGGGCATGGGTGGTTATGTCTACGCTGAGCCCGGGATGTACACGAACGTAGCCCTGCTGGACGTTGCGTCGCTGCATCCGCATTCGGCTGTTGCCATGAACTACTTTGGCGAGTACACCAAGCATTTCAACGACCTGATGGATGTACGAATCTACGTCAAGCACGGCGAGTACGAGAAGGCAAAGGGGCTCTTTGGCGGTAAACTGGCAAAGTACCTCGATGATCCGCAGCAGGCAAAGGCTTTGGCGCAGGCGTTGAAGATCGCCATCAACTCGGTTTACGGGTTGACCAGTGCAAGCTTCGACAACCCGTTCCGCAACCCCAAGAACGCCAACAACATTGTGGCGCTTCGAGGGGCTTTATTTATGCGCACTTTGCAGGATGAAGTGCAGCAGCGCGGCTTTAAGGTCGCGCATATCAAAACGGATTCGATCAAGATCCCCGATGCGACCCCGGAAATCATTGCGTACTGCATGGATTTTGCAAAAAAGTACGGCTACACGTTCGAGCATGAGGCAACCTACGAGCGGATGTGTCTGGTGAACAATGCCGTTTATATTGCAAAGTACATGACTGCGGACCGCTGTGAGGCGCTTTACGGCTATATCCCAGGCGACTGCAAGGACGAAGGCGGTGAATGGACGGCTACGGGCACACAGTTCCAGGTACCGTATGTGTTCAAGACCCTGTTCTCCAAGGAGAAGATCGAGTTTACTGACCTCTGCGAGACAAAGACCGTTTCCAAGGGCGCTATCTATCTCGACAAGAACGAGGACCTGCCTGAAGGCGAACACAATTATATTTTTGTGGGACGCGTGGGACAGTTCTGCCCGATCATGCCGGGAAAGGGCGGAGCTCTGCTGCTGCGGGAAGCGGGTCTGACGGATGCCGGCGAACGGAAATATGCTTCTGTGACCGGAGCAAAGGACTACCGTTGGCTGGAAAGCGAGGCAGTCTATCAGCTTCAGATGCAGGAGGATATCGACAAAAGATATTTCAACCGGGAAGTCGATGAGGCAGTTGAGGAGATCTCTAAGTACGGTGACTTCAACTGGTTCGTTGGCGACGACGGTGTTTCTCCCTGGACAGCGCCGGATCTTCCCTGGAGCGATGCGCAGGAAGAAGCAGCAAGAAATTTTGACGTGAGGTGATATTTTATGTGTCATGGAAGTTTGTATGATCCCTATGGCCATCATATCGGGTTTGTCAATAACTTTTACACTAAACTGGGTCCTGTTCAAACGAATCTTGAGCTGGAAGATGGAAGAACGTTCCAGTTCAATCCGGTTGATCTTCTGCGTGACCGTCAGGGTGACTGGCATATTCGGAAGCGGGAAGAGTCGGTGTTCGATTCTATGCGCTATATGCACTGGGCTAACTGTGTGATGGAAGAGGCAACCAAAAAGAAGGAAGAAACCAATATGACCGCAGCAAGTATCAAGAACGTTATCTTTGCTCCTCCGGCCACGATCGTTTACTGGTCGGATGGCTCCAAGACCGTTGTGAAGTGCAGCGAGAAGGATGTTTTCGACCCGGAGAAGGGTCTGGCCATGGCGATTGCAAAGCGTTGCGGCGGCAACAAGGGCAGCTATTACAAGGAGATCCAGAATTGGGTTGAGAAGAGCGGGAAGAAGTATCCCGGGAAGCCTGCTGCCGGAAAAGCTGTCGATCTGGATGTGCTGAAAAAGTACAGTTCTGAGGCAAATAAGGATTTTGAGAAGTTCCTCAGCGCTGCCAAGAGCAACAATCAGTCTGGTGCACTTCTCCACCTGACAGCACTCGTGGCAGACCTGAAAATTCTGGAGATTGAAATCAACAAGTAAAAGGAGACTGATATTTATGTACACCAAGCGCCAGAAAGTCAATATCGACGACACCCGTTTCATCTTTACCACCAACTTCAGCGGTGATCCCAGCCGTGATCGCTTTGGCTCGGACAAGCGCCGCGTCAATGTGGTCATTCCCACCATGGAGCTGGTGAATCACCTCATGGATCTCGGCGTGAAGGTTCGTCAGACCAATCCGAATCCTGAGCGTACCTACGATGAGCCGTTCGTTCCGACCTACTTCGTGCCGGTGACGATCAACATGGATTCCAAGTGGCCCCCGCATATCTACTGGGTCACTACTTCCGGCAAGCGCCTGCTCTGCAACATGGACACGATCGGCCAGCTGGACTTTATCCGGGTCAAGAACGTCTGTCTCCAGGCAAACCTTGTCGAGAAACGGAATGCACCCGGCGAGTACAGCCTGTATGCAGATGTGATGTACGTTGAGCAGGATGCGGATGCTGATCCGTATGCAGAGCGCTATGCCCGGTTTGCAGCTCCTGAAGCAGACATGGCAGAGCCGAGCGACCACACCGAAATTCCGTTCTGGGGTGAAGCATATGAAGAAACTGTTTATCAGCGCACCGATGAAAGGGCGCACTGAAGCACAGATCCGGGCAACCATGGAGCAGATGCACCATATTGCTGAGGCTGTGTTTGGCGAGGAGCTGGAGGTGATCCAGACTTATATTTCTGATGATCCTCCGGCTGATGCGAATCAGGCAGTCTGGTACCTTGGTGAGAGCATCAAGAAGATGGCGGATGCAGACTACTTTATCGGGATCTACGATGAGGAGAAGGCGTTCCGTGGCTGTGCAATCGAAAACCTGGTTGCCCGTTCGTACAATATCCCGAGCTATGTGATCAACTTTGGTTTCGTAGCCCCTGATGTTACGGAAGCTCGTGCAAAAGCCAACCGGAAGTACAACAGCTATTATTGATCATTGATATTTTTCGAGTGCCGGGTCAGTCCTTGGTCGAATGTCCAGCCGGTGAGTGCCCACGTCGCAAATGGCGGCTCTAAGGAAACAGCTCGATTTATATTTTTGATGTGCAATTTAGGAGGTTGACAGTATGAAAGTTCTGAGGGTTCGCCCAAAGCATTACCCTGAAGTGATCGACATTGACTGTTCTCTGGAATCGCTCCAGAAAGAGGTGGAAGGCCCGATTCAGGCTATTTACCCGTGGGACGATGAGGTGGCATTGATTTGCAACGAAGAAGGAAAGCTGCATGATGATTGCATGGAGAAACTCAACCGGACGCTCGACGGCCCTTATGGCATCCCCATTGATATTATCGTTGGAACATTCCTGATTGTAGGCCTCACGGAGGATGATTTCGGTGAGCTTTTGCCGGAGTTCGTCGAGAAGTACGAGAAGATGTTCCATCAGCCGAGAAAGTTCGTCACCTACACGGATAGTGAAGGCAAAGCGCATCTCGACGTTGATTATTGTACACCTGAAGAATAAGCACATGAGAGTCCTGGAGAAATCTGGGGCTCTTTTATTTGAGTCATTAGCATGGGCTGTACGGTGGGTTCGATTCCCGCATGACTCACAACCGGGCCAGAGAGCCTGATATTTGAACAACAGAAGGAGTAAGGATTATGAGCAGAGAAAAAGTAAAAGAGATCGTCGATTACATGGTTTCGGAGGGTACACAGAACACCAACTACGGCTGCTGGGCCTTTGATATTCCGGAACTGTGCGACAAGTTCGACCTTCCGCTGGAATGGTTCTATGAGCACAACGATGATATTTGCCGCGAACTCGACGAGCGTGATGAGGTTGCTGATTACGAGCAGAACTACGACTGGAACAACCATCCGCTGGATTACGACCTGGTTTACTACACGGACTTCTGCCATTTTGAGGAGGCGTGATATTTATGGGCGGACTTCGCAGAGTAGATAAGGCTTGCAAAAAATGCGGCGCTATGATGTATCAGGTTCCGTCAAAAAGATTGTACTGCGATAAATGTCGAGACACCGTACCGCGTAACATGTCAACGACGGAAGAAAAGCCTAAAAAGCTTACACTATCAGAAATCATGCGCGAAGCAGATAAGGAGGGCTTGCAATATGCGTCCTACTGCAAAAAGCACGGACTTTACTAAGAAAAAAGAGCTCTGGAAGGTGTTCAGAAAGCACCGGAAAGAGCTCTTTGCTTATACCGTCAGAGGGGAGGGTGAAGATGAGGAAGAGGCGACGATCTCGCTTCTGGCCTACGAGAATCACTGCAAGAAAAGTGACATTTATGTGACGTTGGAAATGAGGTGAGCGACCTGATGGCAGGTGTAACGCTCTACGACTACCAATTGGATGCGATCAACCGTATGAAAATCGGCTGCATCTTATGCGGAGGCGTAGGAAGCGGAAAATCGAGAACGAGTTTGGCGTTCTATTACAAACTTTACGATGGGGAGGTGAACACGGAGAATTATGTTCGTATGACAGAGCCCCCGGATCTTTATATCATCACGACTGCCCGGAAACGGGATACGGGAGAGTGGGACGAAGAACTGGCCCATTTCTATATGTCTACAGATCCAGAGCATGATATTTACGAGCACAAGGTCGTGGTGGATTCCTGGAACAATATCGGAAAGTACGTTGGCGTAAAGAATGCGTTCTTTATATTTGACGAGCAGCGAGTCGTTGGAAAAGGCGCATGGGTGAAATCTTTCTACAAAATTACGCAAAATAACGAGTGGATTCTGCTCAGCGCCACCCCCGGGGACTGCTGGACGGATTACATCCCGGTGTTCATCGCCAATGGGTTCTACCGAAACCGGACAGACTTCAATAACCAGCATGTGGTATACAGCCAATTCTGCACGAAGTACCCGAAGATCGACCGGTATCTGAATACCCAGCGCTTGGTACGGCTGCGGGAACGGATTCTGGTTGACATGGACTTCGAGCGGCCGACTGTCTCACACCATGAGAATGTATTTGTGGATTATGACAAGGTGAAGTATCTGTCAATCTGCAAGAACCGGTGGAACCTCTGGGAGAACAAGCCAATCGAGACCGCCAGTGAGTTCTGCTATCTGCTGCGGAAGTTGGTAAACGCTGATGCAAGCCGACAAGAAAAAGTGCTGGATATTTGTAAAGGCAGACCTAGGGTCATTATCTTCTATAATTTCGATTATGAGCTTGATATTCTGATGGGTCTGGACTACGGCAAGGACACCGAAGTTGCACAATGGAACGGGCACAAGCATCAGCCGCTTCCCGAAGGCGACAGGTGGGTGTATCTGGTGCAGTACAATGCCGGTGCTGAAGGCTGGAACTGCATCAAAACGGACACCATTATATTTTACAGCCAGAACTACTCATATAAGATCATGGAGCAGGCCTCGGGGCGTATCGACCGACTGAATACACCGTACAAGGATCTGTACTACTACCATCTGAAGAGTAGGAGCGGTATTGATCTTGCGATTTCGAGAGCCCTGAACTCGAAGAAGGCGTTTAATGAGAGGAAATTTTATGGAGAATGAGGAGGTTCACTGATGAGAAACATATCGAAAAAGACTCGGAAAAAGATTAACAAGATTCTTTTAAGTGACCACTTTAAGAAAAAGTTGGGAGTTACGCAGGATACATTAGTGTATACTCCGAATCCTGAAAGTCCATTGTCTGCAATTTGGCATCACATCGAGATTCGGCATGATGGTACAATCTTTGGATATTTGCTGGATGATAAGGTTAAATATGTGGTCATAGGATCGGTGAACCGCAGAAAGGCTCGACAAACCATAAGAAGTCCTGAACAGTTCTTCCATCCAAGATGTCATTTCGCAAGGCAGAGCAAGCAAATTGCTTTCAGACTCAAGAAAATGGGAGAAGATAAACTTGCACGTCTTTTCGATGATGATGCGGCATTGCTTCTAATCATCAACATGTGGAATTTAGAAATAGAAGATGACGATTTCTCGTTTGTAACACAAGACATGATTAGTCCAATATTAGAGGGTAAAACAAATGATTAAAGATTCTGGAGACCGCACCGAATTTGAAACCGGTGCCAAGCGCGATATGCACGCAGGGAAGGGGCGGATGGACCTTCTGCCTTGGTATGGCATCATGGAGGTCAGTAAGCACTGCGAGGAGGGCGCACTGAAGTATGGCGAGCACAATGTGGATAAGGGTATCCCACTGCATTCGTTGCTGGACAGTGCTTCTCGGCATCTGGCAAAGTACATGGTCGGTATGGACGATGAGGATCACCTGCGTGCTGCCTGTTGGAACCTGCTCTGGGCACTGAACCAGCGGGAGACGTACCCGGAGCTGGATGATAGGTTTGCGGTGAAGGTTGGGGATGTTAAGAAAAAGAACTATCAAGTCCTTTGCCCCAATTGTGAGGCTACGATTATTAAAGAGAATGGCCAGATTTGTGATGGGGTAGCATTTCGAGCGGATGTTTCTGGAGAAAAACTTGAATTAAAGTGTTGTTTTTGCAACCATTCGGTGCTTGTTCCCATGAAAGATATTCTGGATGATAGGTTCTCCGTTAAGCAGGAGAAGGCTGAGAAGAAACGTCCTTGGATATCGGTTGAGTGTACCAATTGCAATAAACGTTATCCTGTTGCCCCTGAGGTGTGGCTGTACGACATGGATGAAGTTCCTGCGAGCAGTAGAATTTTGAAATGCCCGTTTTGCAATGAGCATTGGGTACATAAATACATCGGTAACCTCGATGGATATGCAGATCCTGACGAAAAGCTCGTTGCCGTTAAATGCAGTGGCTGCAATGCTCATTTTGGGATTCCTACATCTAACTGGAACAGTATGAAGGAGTGCACAATCCATAACGGTGAGGTTCTGGCACGTTGCCCTCGCTGCGGAAAGGACACTTTTATTTCGGAGGTAAGCGCTGATGAATAACTGGATGCGCGAAGTGGACTATGCGACCTACTGTCCGAAGTGCAAGAGCTTCAAGGTGCTGGAGACGGATGAACCCTGCCATGAGTGCCTGACGGAGTGTGCGCGGGAGGGTACGGTCAAGCCTCTGAAGTTTGAGGAGAAGACGCGAAAATAACGGGCTCCTTTATGGAGGTGATTGAGTATGCTTAATAAACTCAAATTTGAACTTGATGCAATGAAGGTGCGTTATCACATTTTGATGATGGAGCAATTCTGGATGAAACCGAGCGTACACTGGTATAAGTGGCGGATGCCATTTCGACTGATGGGCCTGGACATCTATCTTTGGCACAGAAAAAGCGTGGACGCATTCATTGCAAAGTATCGGAATTTGACTGAGAAGCGCTAATCGCTAAGATGCAACTGAGCCGTGGAGAAATCTGCGGCTCTTTATTTTTATCATTAAAGGAGATGCTTGTATGAAACGTATGAACATCAAATGTTGCCATTGTGGAGACTACACCCCATTTATCACAGAGGAAAATATTGAAGTTATTCCTCAAGTTAATCTCACAAGAACCGACATGGATAGTTTAGGCGATATCGCTAAGGCATTGAGGGAATGCGGTTGCTTGGGTATGTGTGATTTCTTACGCCGGGTTCAGAGCGAAGTAACCAAAATTGTAGAGTATCAGGAGGAACGGTGAACGCTAAATGATATTTGCTGAAGAGGATTTGAACTCTTTGAATGCTATTGCTGGACTATTGGCTTCATTCGGGTGTGATAGTCAGGCTGGCTGTGTGCTTTATATTCAGCATAAAATCGCAAAGACCATGGAGGCTGACGAAAGGAAATGCAGAAATGAGAAACATGTCTAAGAAAACCTGGAAACTCCGGGTTTGGAATCACATGACCGAGATGCAGAAGCTGGATATTCTGCTGAAGCACGCTAAGGTTCCGCATACTTATGGACGTCGTTGGCCAGAGATGGACAGACCGGACTGTCCGGAGTATCTTCCGGGCGGACGGCTTGATTGCGGTGAGCAAATCATTGCATATGATGCTGCTGGAAATCGTATCTGGGATGGCGTTTGGGGTTGGGGTTCCTATGGCTTTGAACAGGGGCTTATCGAGGTGATGGGCGCACAGCTACTTGGCCATGATGATGTTGAGGGCTGGCTCACGGCTCGTCAGGTCGCAAAGATGTGGAGGTGTAGAAATGCTGCGCAAAATCGTTGATTTCGTCAAAAAGATATTCTGGACAGAACCGATGGTTTCGACAGTCAACACGCTGAAAGATGCCATGCGGGATCTTGAGGTGGCCCGGAACCACTTTGAGAACTGCGATCCGGAGTTTATCACGGCTGCTATCTTCGAGCTGAACGCTGCGGAGAGCCGTCTGGATGCGGCGAGGAGGTGTGTGGGGTGAAGCCGTTTTATTATCCGACTTACAAGTGTCGATTTTGCGAGGAGGAATTTAACGATGGGCATCCCTACTGTAATCTCGAAGATGCGAAGAACAATCTGGCCGGTCTGATGGCGTTCCGCCCAATTCATTATTGCGATGGTGGTCATATTGGCATTGGATATTTTACAGGTCTCGAAAGGGTTGATAAGGATGAATGATGTTTGGGAGAAGATCGGCCATATGCTGGGTCATATTCTGGCGGCAACGCTGGTTATTTGCGCATGGCTGATCATTATTGTGTTCACGCTGAAGGTGATCTGGTTCATTTTGTTCCGGATTCTGCTGTGAGGTGCGATATGATTGACTATGAAGAAGTTGTTGAGGCCATATGGAGGTACGACTGTCCTCGAATCGACATTGATGAGGATATTACGACGCTTTATGCGGATGGCAAACCCCTTGCGCAAGTTATTCGCAGGTCTGACGGGTCACGCGAGGACTTGTATTCTGAGGATTACGAGCTTCAAAAAGATACCCTGATCAAGCCGAACGCTACATTGCGTGATGTGGTCGAGCTTTGCATGAATGGCGACATTAGCTACGCAGATGCTCGTGAATGGTGCATGGAGAATGATATTTCACTTGGGCAGTTCGACAGGTGGCTTTATGGCGCGCTGAGAAAGTCTGATACCCCTGTCCGGGTGGAACCGAAAGAACCGTGGCCATATCGAGTGGTGGCGGGTATAAACCGGGTGCTGGAGATTCTGCTTAACTCGATTTTGGAGGATTTTATATGAAGATGCACACGTTTTGGTTTGAGTGCACGGACAATGGTGGCGGGCATCAGGCCTTTGAAGTCAGGGCGACCGACAAGCAGGAGGCCATCAAGAAGGGCATGGCGTTTGCAAAGAAACATGCTTCGGGTGATATCTGTGGGGATTGGGAGTGCAAAATGATATCGGAGTGGACAACATGAACAACGACTTCGGAGCACTTACGATACTTGCACCTAAATGCCAGAAGTGTCCGAAGGTGGAAACTTGCGACCATAAGCAACTGGCTCATCTCGGATACATTATGGTTGCCCAAAGAGGTAATGGAAAGAGCCTGCGGCAGCTTGAAATCATTGATTCATTGATGAAAAGGAGATTTAATTATGAAAATCGTTGAACCTAAGTACGAAATCCTCACTGATATTTCTGAGGGAGGCATTAAGGAGCTCCAGCAGATCGAGCGGGTGGCCCGGGTCTGCTACAAGAGCGAGGACAAGATCACGCCGGATGGTGAGTCGGCAAAGAAACTGGTGGGCTTTCTGGTGAAGCAGGGGCATGAGGCTATGCTGGAGCATTCGCAGCTGTCCGTGCTGTTTACCTGTGACCGGGCCATTGCCAACGAGTTGGCACGGCACCGTATTGCGAGCTTTGCGCAAGAGAGCACACGGTACTGCAACTACTCGAAGGAGAAGTTTGGCGGGGAGCTGAGCTTTATTCGGCCGTATTATATTGATGTGACCGACACTGACAAGAAACGTGAAAGCGCAGAATATACGCCTGGCAGCACTTGGCTTGATTCCTGCGAATCTGCGGAAATCCTTTATAAGGATATGATCGCACTCGGTATGCGTCCCGAACAGGCCCGTTGTGTGCTGCCGCTGTGCTTGAAGACCGAGATCGTGGTGACGGCCAACTACCGTGAGTGGCGCAACATCTTCAAGCTGCGTACTCCTGTGGCGGCTCATCCTCAGATGCGGGAGCTTATGTGCCCGCTGCTGATGGAACTCCAGAAGAAGATCCCGGTGGTGTTCGATGATATTTACACGTACTGGCCTGCGGATGACCAGACACGGAAAGGAAGTATGGTGAAGTGATGCGAATTGTGCTGCTCGTAAGCATTATTTTGCAAGCTATCGCAATTGGAATGTCTTTTGCTGAGAACATCGGCGAAGAAAAACAGAGAATCATCAGATATACAGGATGGTTCTTGCTTTTGATTTACATGATATTTGGTTGAGGTGATTAACTATGAAAAATCGTATTATTTGCGTCGTTGCATGTATGATGATGCTCATTGGCTGCCTCGGGTTATGCGGTTGTGGAAACTATAAGGTGTTTGATACGACATTTACCTATTCCTGGGCGCAGATTAAGTTGCCCGATGGAACTATTGTTCAAGGCAAAGTAGACAACTGGACTGACTACGAAGGCGATCAGCTGCAAATCACGATTGACGGTACCACATATCTGGTTCATGCAGCGAATGCTATTATGAAAACCTGAGTGGGAAAGGATGTGGTGATAAGAAATGCAGCAAAGAACGTATGATTTTCTCGCTAAATTGAAGGTTCCCATGCTGACCTTCGGCGGGGAGCTGATGGGCGAGGCTGTGGAGATGGTCGTCGATGACTTGAACTCGCACCGATTTATGTCCATGAGGGATATCGAGGCATCACTGGCAGATAAGTTCAATTGCAGCCCTGGTGTTGCAGATCGCCGGATGCGGTATGCATTGGATATGGCGGAATATCGCTCTGGTGGAGTTAATGTTGAGCTGGAGAATTTGAAGAGTACGTACGATATTAAGGTGCTGTCGCTGAAGAAATTCTTGTATGCGGCGGGGAGAAGTTTGATGACGGAGGTGAGTGTGGGTAATGACCGCGGGTGAATTTAACGAACTGGCCAAGCAGGGGAGAGTATGGGCTAAGATCGTGGCTAATTTTAGTGGTGAATACGGACTGGTTGAGAAAATTTCCGGTTTGACGAACCAGTTTGTGAGGTTTCGGTTCAAGGGTAAGAAGTGCGATACGATCATCTCACCGGAGAATGTGATGTTTGAGATTGAGGATTAAGGTATGAAACTGGATAAAAATGTTATTTGGGTGAGGCCACCCTGATTTACTTGACTATGGGCAGAGCGCATGATATCCTAAATACATGACGAATAGGAGGTGCTTTTATGGCACGGACGGTAAAATGCCCTGGCTGTGGTGCGGATCTTACGGTGAAGGATGGCAACCGAGATTTCATGTTTTGTGAGTTCTGTGGGACGAAGATTCGGCTCGATGACTATCAGGAGACGCATCGGTTTGTGGATGAAGCACGGATCCAAGAGTCCAAGGATGCGAAAGAACTTGAGCTTAAGAAGATGGAGTTTGAGGAACGGAAGAGGAAAGAAAATGATGAGTTTCTAAAGAAAAACTGGAAATGGTTCCTTTTGTTTTTTATTTGCTTAATCGCTTTTTGCCTTTTTATGAGCTATATAACTCCAGAAAAAGAAAGCGCCATTGATCGAGGACTTGACATTTTTGAAACTTATGTTAAGTCAAAAGGGTAATCTCATGCCCATTTCTGCCCATTTTATTTTTCGCAGTTTTTGGGATTTTTCGAGAAAACGTCAAAAAAGTGCCATTTTTGTGGCCAAAAACCCACTTTGTGGCCAAAAATTTTTATAAAAATGGCCACAAAATTTAACGTAAATACGTTAAAAATATGCCGTTTGGCCAAAAACCCACTTTTTTCTTTAACTTACTTAAAAAATGAAAAAAATATATATAGTAATAGAGGATAAAAAACGGGTTTTTGGCCACAGCGAGTTTTTACCCATTTCCACCTTGCAAAAGAGCGCCAAATAGTGTATTCTTAAAGCACCGTGTACGAACGTAGCACTCCTAACATATATGAGGTGAAAAGTTATGGATAAGTACGGTATTGAACATTGGATCACAACTGACCAATATGGAAATGAAGTTGAATGCTTTGCAAATAAATTTGCAGAGGTTCATACGAAACGTCCGATTTGTGTTTGCGGTGAGCCGATGGTGGAAACTCGTGAACTCGAATGGGACTGCCCTAAATGTGGGGCACACCTCGAAGCGGAAGATGTTTCCAGAAGTATCAATCCGGATGATTATATGACCTGTAACCTTGAGCCTGATGAAGACTACGGAGAGTACAAATATATGGAAGATGACGATGGTAGTCGAGCTTTCCTTGCTGGTGCACCGGGATACGAGATTGATTTCTTTCACCTAATTTAATATAGCCACGGCATTGCCTCTGCACGAAAAATGCAGGGGCTTTTTCTTTTTCTCTGAAAATTCCTAAAAATTCACATTTTTTCCTAAAAACTCACGCGAGAAAAACATCCCCTTTTATGGGGGGAATAGAATGCGTCTCAGGATGCACTATTCCTCTTATTTTGGAGGTTGTATCATGCTCGAAAACAAATTCAAGACAGGATTGATAAGGGAGCTGAAAGAACGCTTTCCCGGCTGCATGGTTGTCCATCTTGACCCAAACGAGATTCAGGGAATCCCCGATCTCTTGGTTCTCTACGGCACAACATGGGGCGCATTGGAGGGCAAGAAGTCAGCGAGTGCATCTCATCGTCCAAATCAGGACTATTACGTTCAGCAGATGGATGAGATGAGTTTTGCGGCCTTTATCTATCCCGAAAACAAGGAGGAAGTTCTTAATGAACTGGCGAGATCATTCGAGGCTCACGGGGAAACATGCCCTCCTCGGAGCAAGTAACTACCATTGGTTGAACTATGACGCAGATAGATTGACTAATGCAGTTCTTAATTACCAGGCGAAGGAACGGGGAACACGGCTGCACGCATTTGCAGCAGAGTGCATTGATCTGAAGCAAAAACTGCCGAAGAACAAGAAAACCCTTAATACCTACGTGAACGATGCCATTGGTTTCCGCATGGATACCGAGCAGGTGCTGTATTACAGCGACAACTGCTATGGAACTGCGGATGCCATTTCGTTCAACGATGGGTTCCTTCGCATCCACGACTTAAAAACCGGAGCTGTTCCTGCACATATGGAGCAGCTCTATATTTATGCCGCTCTGTTCTGTCTGGAGTACGGATACCACCCGAAAGATATTCGGATGGAGCTCCGTATCTACCAGAACGATGAAGTTTGGGTCGAGAACCCCACTGAAGAGGAAATCAGCCCCGTCATCGCTAAAATCAAAGAGTTCGACCCGATCATCACTGATATTTTGTTAGGAGTGGCAGCATGAATCCGATTGAAAAAGACCTCCGTTCTTATTTTGGCATCACTTCCGAAAGCAATATCCTGGAGCACTATGGTACCAAGCGACATTCTGGTCGCTATCCTTGGGGCTCCGGCGATAACCCGTATCAGCATTCCGGCGATTTCCTGTCTCGTGTAGAGGAGCTTAAAAAGAAGGGCCTCTCGGAGAAGGAGATCCTGGAGACCATCAACGACTCTCTCCCTGACGAGTATAAGATGGGCTTGACCGAGTTCCGCACTGCACGTCAGAAAGCAGGCCATGACCGTAAGGCATTGGAGTACGATCAGATTCGTGCGCTGAAGGATGACGGTCTTGGTTGGAAGGAAATTGGTGACAAGCTCGGCATGAGCGAGTCCAGTGTGAGGTCCAAGTATAACAATGCGATTGGCGAAAAAGCCAGCCAGGCTGAGAAGATTGCCGCGACTCTGAAAGAAGAGGTCGATAAGAAGGGCATGATTGATATTTCTGAGGGCGCAAATCAGGTCCTCGGAGTGTCGGAAAGTAAGCTGGACGAGGCTGCTTATATTCTGGAAGCAGAATATGGCTACCAGCGCTATGGCGTTGGTATCAGACAGCCGACCAATGTCCGTCAGCAGACGAACATCACGGTTCTCGCAAAGCCGGAGTTCGACCAGAAGTATGCTTATCAGCATCAGGATCAGATCGATTCTCTGGGCGATTACCACTCCGATGATGGCGGCGAGACCTTCACGAAGCTTCAGCGCCCCTCTAGTCTGGATTCCAGTCGAGTTGCAATTCGTTATGGCGATGAAGGCGGTCTGGACAAAGACGGTGTTATGGAGATTCGCCGTGGTGTGCCCGACCTTGACCTCGGCAAGAGCCATTATGCGCAGGTTCGTATCCTCGTTGACGGTGACCATTATCTGAAGGGCATGGCTGTCTATTCTGATGATCTGCCGGATGGTGTGGACGTTATGTTCAACACCAATAAGCCTTCTGGCACGCCCAAAATGAAGGTCCTCAAGGAAGCAAAAGCGGATCCTGATAACCCGTTTGGTGCAGCTATCAAGGCCAACGGACAGAGCATGTATATCGGCGAAGATGGCAAAGAGCACCTCTCGCCTATCAACAAGCTGAAAGAAGAGGGCGACTGGGATACGATGTCCCGGAACGTCTCTTCTCAGTTCCTTTCCAAGCAGCCCAAGAAGCTGATCGAGAACCAGCTTAACCTTACTGTCGCGGATTACAAAGCCCAATATGATGAAATCATGCGGTACGATAATCCTACGGTCAAAAAGAAGTTGCTCAACGATTTTGCTGATACGGTTGAGGGAACGTCCATGACCCTGAAGGCATCTGCTTTCCCGGGTCAGTCCACGAAGGTTATCCTGCCGATCAATAAGATCAAGGAGACAGAGGCGTATTGCCCCACCTATGAGAATGGCACCAGGCTTGCACTGATCCGTTATCCCCATGCTGGTACCTTTGAGATTCCCATTGTGACTGTCAATAACAAGAATGTCAGCGGCAAGCGGAATCTCGGTGCAATTCAGGATGCAATCGGCATCAATGCAAAGGTTGCAGAGCGGCTGTCTGGTGCTGATTTCGATGGCGACACAGTCATGGCAATCCCTGTTACTGACAAAGTCAACATTAAGTCTACTCGTGCGCTGAAAGCATTGGAAGGATTCGACCCCAAGACCGCTTATGCAGTTCCTGAAGGCAATCCGAACAATGTCAGGCTGATGAAGAAAGAGGAGAAGCAACGCGAAATGGGCGTGATCTCCAACCTCATCACTGATATGACATTGCGAGGTGCTGATGAGGACGAGCTTGCACGTGCGGTTAAGCATTCCATGGTCGTTATCGATGCGGAAAAGCATAAGCTGGACTATAAGCGCTCTGAGCGAGAGAATGGTATCCCCGAGCTGAAGCAGAAGTGGCAGATTCGTGTGGACGAGGAAGGCGCTACGCATTATGGTGGCGCATCCACGCTCCTGTCTCGCCGTAAGCAGACGGTTCGTGTACCCGAGCGTCGTGGCAGTGTTCGAGTTGATAAGGAAACTGGCGAATACATCTACAAAGAAAGTGGACGTACCTTCATTGACCCTAAGACGGGTAAGGAACGTAAGGCCGAGGACACAGTCAGCCTGATCTCCGAAACAAAGGATGCACGTACGCTGTCTTCTGGCACCATCCAAGAGAATCTGTATGCAGACTTCTCCAACAAGCTGAAGGCCATGGCTAACCAAGCGCGCAAAGAGGCGGCCAATATGAAGGGCATCCAGCGCAACCCTGAAGCGGCCAAGACCTATGCGCCTGAGGTTGCATCCCTGAAAGAGAAGTACAACAACATGATCGCTAACAAGCCTAAGGAACGCAAGGCAATGCTGATTGCGAATGCTAATATTAAGGCGAAGATTCAGGAACAGGGCTTGGATCCTACGATTGACAAGAAAGAAATCAAGAAGATCTCTTCTGTTGAGATGCAGCGTGCTCGCGATTCTGTTGGCGCAAGCGGACGCAAGTCCAAGATTACCTTCACGGACAGGGAATGGGAAGCTGTTCAGGCTGGCGCAATTTCCGACAATATGTTGACGAAATTCCTTAATTCGTCTGATTCTGACGAAATTGTAAAACGTGCAATGCCGAAAAATGTTGCTGTTATGACTTCTGCAAAGATGTCCAAAGCAAACGCAATGCTGAGAAGCGGTTATTCTTATGCTGAAATCGCCAAGGCCTGCGGTGTTCCGGAGTCCACGGTTTACAGTGCGCTCAACAAATAACAATCAATTAAGAAAGAGGCTTTGAATAATGGTTCGATGCTTTCTTACCACCTTTGACAACCCGTACAGTCCGTACGAGGAGTTCGAGAAGTGGTATCAGTATGATATCGAGCACGGCTACAACTCTTCCGGGTTGCTTATGAGGATCGCCGAGACCTCCTCACAGTTCACGGACAACGAAAATGCCTATGAAATTGAGAAGGCAATCGATAAAATCGTTGCTGCCGACCCGATAAACATCTACAAGAAGCTCAAGATCACCGTGCCCGACGAGGACACGCTCGGCCAAACCGCGTAAACCATAGGGAGGGGGTCTCAAAATCGACACCCCCTCTCAAATCGCGCCGGTCTTTGATATTTCCCCGGAGGGAAAATTGATATTTGGGCTTTAAGGCTCCGACAGCGAAAGCTGCCGATTATATTTGTGTAAACTCTCGATGCCTGTATCCACAGCAGGTGTTAAGATTTACAGTCATATGGAAAATTGCCGAGGTTCTGGGGTGTAGACCGGGGCTTCGGCGGTTTTTGCAAGGGCTCATGGGAGTAGTATCCTCCTATATATTTGGGTTCAGGGCTTTCACGATGTTCAACCTCCATTGGGCATGATCTGCTTTTTCTTCTCCTTTCAAATGAGACAGGCTTAACTGGTACTACTGCGACTCCCATGAACCCTTGCAAAAGCAAAATAAGAATGTGAAACGAGGTTATTGCAATGAAACCTAAGAAGTCTGCTCCGGGCGAAATGTCGGCTGCAACTTCGCGGCCTGCAAGCACCCCGGAAGCGCAAGAAAACTATATGATCAACCTGGCAATGAAGCTGGTTGAGAAACGACTGCTGGAAGGTACGGCATCCAGCGCTGAGACGACCCATTTTCTGAAGCTGGCGACCTCTAAGAACGAGTTGGAGAAAACAAAGCTGGAAGAGGAAAACAAGCTGCTGCGGGCAAAGACCGAGACACTCCAGAATGCAAAGCACTCTGAGGAACTGTACGAGAAGGCCATTGCTGCTATGAAGAAATACAACGGCCTGGGAGAGGATGACGAGTATGAATGCTGAGGTATTTCAGATCATGATCCTCGCTGCGATCCCACTGCTGATCGTTGAGATCTTTATTGGGGTCGATTATTTCGGGGTGAACCGTCGATTTGATGCGATCCTTACAGCAATGACATATGCTACGATCGGCTTTTTGCTGTTTGGCGAGCTTATGGCGGCATGTGGGTATATTTGAGGGATCTGCGCATGATTACAATTGTGTTGGACGGGCGGTACCTGGTTATAGCGGGTGCGATCCTTAATCTGATTGGGTTGTTTGCTGTTTTTATGACAGATTCCGGATACATCGAGAACGATATCTACCATTATATATTATACCTGCTGATCGTGGCAGCAACTATGCTTGTTATCGTAGGTATTAGTATTATGTGGTGAAAAGGTGATGGATATGACACGAGAAGAATTGGAGAGATTGTGGCATCTTCTCGTGTACCAGTCAGGCGAGCCGTTAAAAGACGGCTTAGCAGTTATCGTAAATGATAAGAGTGATGAAAGCACTTATGAAAAGCTACACGGAACTTTGCACACTGCCGACATACGAGGAGAGGTTGGAGTATTTACAGCTACACGGGGAAGTGGGGAGAGATACCTTTGGGTTTGACCGATGGCTGAACCAGGACTTCTACCAATCGAGAGAGTGGCGGCAGTTCAGGGACAGGATCATCGCCCGGGACATGGGATGCGACCTGGGGTGCAAAGACCACCCGATCACAGACTGGGTGCTGCGGGACGGAAGGCCGATCCGACCGAAGATCTCCATCCACCACATAAACCCCATAACAAAAGATGACGTTCTCCAGCACAGCGAAAAGCTGCTTGACCCGGAGAACGCCATTTGTGCTTCGGCGGCAACGCACAAGGTGATCCATTACGGAACGGGAAAGGGCCCAAAGCTGCCGGACGGAGAAAGAAGACCGGGTGACACCTGCCCATGGATAAAAACATGAATAAGTTACAAGAAGAAACTAACAATGGCTAAGGCGACAAAAAGCAAAACGACACCGACTTGGATGTACATTCCGTGATCACCGAGAAAATCAAGAGTTCTTTCGAAAATATGCTTGGCTCTATCGATAAATTCGGTGACCGAAAATTCCGGAATATGGCGATTTACTATTTCTGCATAGGTGCGAAGTTCTTCGTTATCATCGTCCGAATCCGTTTGACGACTGCTTGGCTCATCAGATGAAGAATCATCGGGCTTGAACTGTGATCCACAATAAGGACACTCGAGAAATGCACCGTGGTCATCCATTTTTACAGGAGCACCGCAGTTGGGACAGGTGTAAGACTGCATATATTGCCTCCGAAGTATAAGAAAAACCGTTTGAGATAAGTATATCAATCCATATGTTGTATGTAAAGAAGAAAGTCTGATATCCAGTGGAGGAAATGAGTATGTACCAGAAAAAAGCATTTAACCGGCGAGAGCAGGACTACGCCATGGGGCTGCGGCGGAAGCTGGAAGAGGCAGAGGCGATGCTCCAGCATCTTGCACCGAGCCGCGCGAGAAGCCTGGCGCTGACCAAGCTGGACGAGGCACTGCTCTGGGCGAACGTGGGCATTGCGGAAGCAGGGCTCCAGCAGGGCTATACGGCTACTCCGCGGAACAGGGGCTTTGACTTTGACGATGCTTTGGCCACGAACGTGGATGGGCAGCAGGTGCGGGCAACACGGGCCGGGGATATTACGCTTGATGGGATGAAGATTGTCCCGCGGATGGATGAGAATCATGCTGTGACCGCACAAAACGCTGCTCCGAGTGCTGGGGGAGACCTCGTTTTGCTGAAGCCTGGTCAAGTGGCGATTGATGCGGGGAGGCTGGCCAAGCTGGTCGAGGAGAGTGCACAGAAAGAAGCGGTCATGGGGAAGGACGGAGCATCCCGTCACCTGGCAGAGCTTGAGCTGATGGCACAGGCGCACAAGGACTGGTACTACGCCATGATGAGCTACATTATGGGTAACAACAGCGATGCCGAGGAGGAATCAAAATGAATTCGATCCTGACGAGCGTGAAGAAGTTGCTGGGCATTGCCGAGGAGTGCACCGACTTTGATGCGGACATCATCATGTACATCAACATGGCGCTGTTTGCACTGGTGCAGATGGGCGTGGGACCCGGCGAGGGGTACGCCATTTCCGGGAAAGAAAACGAATGGACGGAGTTCGTTGCCGACCCGGTGAAGGTGGAAGCGGTGAAGGCTTACGTGGCCGTGAAGGTACGGCTACTGGGCTTTGACCCGCCCCAGAGCAGCACCACCATGGAAGCGCTGAAGAATACCGCCTCCGAGATGGAATGGCGGCTGAACGTGGAGCACGATAATTCTGAGAAAGAAGCGTGACAACATGGTGAAACATGAAGGCAACATCCTGATGGAATGGCCCGAAGCATATCGCCAATTGGTTTCGGGTAAGAAAATTTGTATGTACTGCTACTATGTTGATGAAACTGGTAGGCATGACTACAAAGATTACTGGTATATCAATGCCGACAGGCATTTGGTGGTGCATCGTGAGGATGGAATCGAACGAGATTTGAGTGATCCTAAATGGCTGCTCGAATATTTGGAAATGACCACTTGGCCGAGATACTGGACAGTGATTCAGGATAAAACGTAAGGTTCCAACCTTATTATAATAGGAGAATTGAAAATGGCACTCTCGAACACGGCCACGCCGATCTACTACGGCCGTTTTCGGGAGGCCGTGATGCGTGGCGAAATACCCGTATGCCGGGAAATTGCCATGGAGATGGAGCGGATCGACGACCTGATCGCCAACCCGGGCATCTACTATGACGACAAAGCGGTGAACGGCTTTATCTCCTTTTGCGAGGATGAGCTGACTCTGACCGACGGCACCGACGTGAAGCTGCTGGACAGTTTCAAGTTATGGGCCGAAGAGATCTTTGGGTGGTACTACTTTGTGGAACGAAGTGTCTTTGTGCCGAACGAGCGCGGAGGCGGCGGACACTACGAGACCCGGCGACTGAAAAAGCGGTTGGTGACAAAGCAATACCTCATCATTACCCGATCGGCCGCGAAGACCATGTATCTGGAGTTTTTGCAGGCGTACTTCCTGACGGCGTACACCACCACGACCCAGCAGCTGACCACCGCCCCGACCATGAAGCAGGCCGAGGAGGTGCTGGCACCCTTCCGCACCGCATTGGCGCGGGCAAAGGGGCCGGTGTTCCAGTTTATGACCGAGGGCAGCCTACAAAACACCACCGGCTCCAAGGCAGACCGGGTGAAGATGGCTTCCACCAAGAAGGGCATCGAGAACTTTTTGACCAACAGCCTGCTGGAAGTGCGCCCGATGACCATTGAGAAGCTGCAAGGACGGCGTGACACTGTGGCGACCGTGGACGAGTGGCTCTCCTGCGACATCCGGGAAGACCCCATTGGTGCCATTGAACAGGGCGCGGCCAAGAACGAGAATTACCTCATCGTGGCGGCTTCCTCCGAGGGCACGGTGCGCAACGGCTGCGGCGACGACATCAAAATGGAGTTGATGAGCATCCTGAAAGGGGAGTACGTCAACCCCCATGTGTCCATCTGGTACTACAAGCTGGACTCCATTGAGGAAGTGGGCCAGCCGGAGATGTGGCTGAAGGCTAACCCGAACCTGGGCAAGACCGTGAGCTACGAGACCTACCAGTTGGACGTGGAGCGTGCGGAGAAATCCCCCAGCGCCCGAAACGATATTCTGGCCAAGCGCTTCAACCTGCCCATGGAGGGCTACACCTATTTCTTCCCCTACGAGGAGACCCTGTGCCACAGGAAGAGAAGCTTCTGGCAGATGCCCTGTGCAATGGGCGCGGACCTTTCCATGGGCGACGACTTCTGCGCCTTTACCTTCCTGTTTCCGCTGTCCAACGGATATTTTGGGGTCAAGACGCGGGACTACATCACATCCTACACCCTCAGCCAGCTTCCGGCTTCGAGACGGCAGCAGTATGAGGAGTTTATGCGGGAAGGGACCCTGTTCGTGTTTGACGGCACGGTCCTAGACATGATGCAGGTATACGATGACCTGGATAACTTTATCATGGAGAACGAGTACGACGTACGGGCGTTTGGCTACGACCCCTACAACGCACAGGAGTTCGTGAAGCGCTGGGGCGATGAAAACAGCACCTTTGGCGTTGTGAAAGTGATCCAGGGTGCAAAGACCGAAAGCGTGCCGCTGGGTGAGCTAAAAAAGCTGAGCGAACAGCGGAAGCTGCTGTTTGACGAACAGCTGATGCAATTTGCCATGGGCAACTGCATTACGCTGGTGGACACCAACGGCAACCGGAAACTCTACAAACAGCGGCAAGATCAGAAGATCGATGCCGTGGCTGCCATGATGGACGCTTACGTGGCGTGGAAACAGAACCGGGATGCGTTTGAGTGATCAGGTCGAAGTCTTTTTTCGATTTGGTCGATCATATGGGTCCACGATCGTATATTCGTTTCCAATATCGATCCCAAGGGCATTAGCTTCCTCCCGTTTGGCTGCTGATGCTCTTTGATTTTCAGGGAGCCTGCGTTTGTTGAGATTGTAATGAACTAATCTCTGGGCGGCCTCTTCGGAATCAATCGGAATCAACTCCAAAGATGTGCCTTCAGTTACTGTCTCACAGGAAGCCCCGTCTGGGAGTTCATCAGAAGAATCAGCTCCTTGAACAGGACCGGATAAGAGTTCGTTTTTATTGTTCAACCACCACAGAATCCCTTTTCCAGCAAGCCATCCGGCAAAAAGTGCCGCGGCAGTAGCTTTAGGATGTCTTTTGAAGAAAGATTTTCTAGGTTCATCATTTTCATCGAAATAATCAAGACCGAGCTCAAGTCCGTCCATATTACATTTTGGGCACTTTATGGATGAAACTTTCTTTTTCGGAACCGAAATTTCATGTCCGCAGTTGGGGCAGATAACTGTATCCATAAGAAATCCTCTTTGTCGAAAATGTTCGATAAGAAGAGTATAGCACGACCGATAGGTGTTGTAAATCGCAGGAAGGAGCGAAAAATGAACGATTATTGGAACTATCTGGCGCATGGCGACCTGGGAAAAGAGCGAAAGGGGCACAAATACTATGCCCGTGTTGCTGTTGGACGTAACAAATTGGGATTTACCAAGTATCGTTATTTCTACGATGCGCGAGAATATGGCGCGTACATGACTCGGCAGAAAAACAACCGGTATTCGCCTAAATTCGAGGGCAAAAAGAACATGACGTACTTTGTAACCGGAAAAGGAACATCGATGGTGGATGGTGGCACTGCTAACAAAGATATTCAGCGTGCAAAAGGACTTGGTGTCTATACCACTCACTATCTCTCTAACGAAAAAAGAACTCCGACCGGAGCCACCGCCACGAGCGAAGCCAAAACCGTGAAAGATCATCCGAATCTGCGGAAAGCGAAGCAACGCATCAAGACCGCTGTCGAAAAAGGCAAGAAGTTTGTGTCGGGGTTGGTTACTCACAACACTAAAATCACAATGCTGCGAGATATGGATGGAAAGAGTACCAGGAAGTACGTTTCCGGAAAAAAGAAGGGCAAGAGCTTCATATCGAGCCTGTTCGGTGATAATCCTAAAATCACGATGCTGAAGGACATGGACGGAAAGAGCGTTAAGAAGTACATTGCCGGAAAGAAATGAGGTGATGAGACAAACATGCAGGTATACAAGGACGAGCTATACCACTGGGGCATCAAGGGCATGAAGTGGGGCGTGCGGCGGTACCAGAACAAGGATGGTACCCTGACGGCCGCAGGCAGGAAACACTATGCCGGGGACGGGAATGCCGGTGAGGATGCGCAGAAGCCCAAGACAGAGTATGCGCCCAAGCGAACCGGAAAAAACGCGGAGGATTACTCCGACGAGGAGCTGCGGGCACGGATCAACCGACTGCAAATGGAAAGGCAGTACCGGGATCTTCAGGGGCAGACCAACATCCGGGCGGACGACCCCAACAAGGAACTGAAAGCCGAGAAAGAGCGGCTCCAGCTCCAGAAGGACGTGAAACAGCTGCGGAAGGACGTATACAGCGGGCAGAGCTTTGTGAAGACCGTAATGACGAACGCTTCCCAGCAGTTTTTGACCAAGGCCGCTTCCGGTGCTATGAGCTACGCAGCAAAACAGTTCATCACGAAGGAACTCAAGAACCCTGATCTGGCGAACGCCATTGTGAGCGGAAGCGCTGGCGGAAACCAGCAGAAGAAAGACGATGACAAGAAAGACGACGACAAGAAAGACAGTTAAGGTCTGGAGGAAATCAAAATGGCATCACAAACCTTTGGCTCCAGACTGAGACACGCCTGGAATGCGTTTTTGAACCGGGATCCCCCCGGAAGAAGCGGCGAAGGATACAGCTACCGGCCTGACCGGGTAAGGCTGAACCGAAGCAATGACCGGACGATCATGACGGCCATCAACACCCGCATTGCAATGGACGCTGCGGCAATTACCATCAATCATGTAAGGCTCGATGAAAACGGACGCTACGACGAAACCGTTGATTCGGGCCTTAATTCTTGCCTGAACCTTTCCGGCAACAAGGACCAGACTGGCCGGGCACTGCGATATGACATGTTCCTTTCCATGCTGGACGAGGGATGCATTGCGCTGGTGCCAATTGACGTGGACTACGACGGAAAGACAGGTAAGACCCGGATCGAATCCATGCGGGTGGGAAGGGTGCTGGAATGGGACC